GACCGTAATCGTCTGGGTCAGCGGGAAGCTATCTGACAGGCTCTTACCAAAGGAGAATGCCGCATCCTCAGCCAAGGTATATGAGTGTGCCAGCGCCTTCTCGATGTCGAAGTCTGGATCATCTGCGAAGCTGAACGTGTCGGTGTTTGTCCTGCCTACATCAAACGCTTGTGAGTCTGCGAAGCTGTAGCTGTCAGCAGCAGACTTGGCAAAGTCGAATGCTTGACTGTCAGATAAATCAAATTCGTGCGCGTGATCTCGGTTGAAATGCGCTGCTAAGTGTATCGACTCAATAATTGATACCGAGTCATCGCGATCCTTTGTGAAATCAAAGGTGACTGTCTGCGACATCGTGTATGTGTCCGACAGACCCTTGCTGACACCAAATGTCTGAGAGTCGCCAAACCCAAAGCTGTCTGTTGCGCTCTTGGCAACATCGATCGCCTGTGAATCCACAAAGCTATATACGTCATCGAACGATCGATTGAAGTGCATCGCCAGATGAATAGATTCGCTTACACCTATCGAGTCGCTTGCCACCTTGCTCACACTAAGAACCTGTGAGTCGGCAAACGGGAAGAAGTCTGAAGTTACTTTGTCAGCATGGAATGTTGGCGCATCTGACACCGCAACAAGGTCGGTGTACGAGGGCTGGATCTCGAATGCGTGAGATTCGCCCAGACCAAAGCTGTCGGTGAAGAAGTAAATCGTTCGCTCTGGATTGACGTGAATGTCATCCAGAAACAATCTGCGGTAGTTAGTCGCGGCATATAGCTCGCGATAGCTGACTTGGGTGTGGAGCTTTTGATGTGCTACCTGCGCGACAAGATCCCGATCGACTACGATCGCGGCAAACTTTCGCTGTGTCGCGGTTACATGAAGTCTTTGACTTGAAGCGCTAGCGACCAGCCGTCGGAACTTGACCTCGGCAAAGATCGCCATCTAATTACCCAAACTGGCTTCGGACTTTGAACTTGATTAGGTCAACCACAGTTTGGGTGCGAGATCCTGAATCAGTAAACTCAATCTCGCCTTCTAGGACGCCGGTCGTATCGAGAGTGTCACTATCAAAAACGAAGGTTACCTTGCCGCCTAGCGCATCCGTAATTGTCCCAACCAGGGTGTCAATCAGTGCTGTCTGACCTACCTGCCGCACCCGCATTCGAACCGACCCACCATCAAGACTGAGTGGCGCAAATGTTGCAGGGTCGTCAGGGTCTAATGTCAGCCCCGTTGCCGCTGTATTTGAGTCTTTGAGAGTGATCTCGATCTCAGGGAGTCTGTCGCCTTGGACCAGATCTATAGTTGTTAGATAAGCCATTAGATAAACGCCCTCGGTTTGCAGGTAAGCGTACCGCCACTAAAGCCGTACTTGACCTGTCTGATTGTGCGACCGACATCACGCTCGTATAGAGTGCGATTAGCTTGAGCTGCGCCTCCGTCAGCAAATGGCTGACCCGCCATCATCTGTAACCTGAACAAAGCACCGTGAACGATGGTCTCTCGGTATTCCTTACCAATTGTGTCAGGTATTGATGTGCTGGTTGACGTTGGCTTGACGCTATACAGGATCCTGAACGAATCGTTCTTGTCGGGGATCGGAGCAAGGTAGAAGTCGGTGTTATCACGCTGCGCGTAGTACCGGGGGTTACCTTTTTCTGTCTCGTCACCAAGCCTCCGCAGCAACTCGTTGTAGCTGACAGGCTTCAATGCGGTCTTGTTGTCAAAAATATCGATGATGTGATTAAGCTCAGTACCTGTCGGCAGGGTCACTGCGTACTCGTTCACGCCGCCAATAATGGTGATGAACTCAGGCTCTGGGATGTACACATCTGTTCGATGACAGAAATCAATGGCGGCATCCCGTACCGCTCTCTCTATGAGGAAGTCCGGGGCACCGCCGCACTCCGGCTTCACATGCACGGTGAAGTCAGAGTATTTCATTACATTCTCCCGGCGTTGCGATCAGGAGTGTTTGGCATCGGAGTTACAGCCGCATCGGCATTGGTCTTAACACCAAGCGCGTTAGCGAACGATTGATAGTGCATCATCGAACGCTCGGCGTTACCAGCGAACTCAGAGTCCTTCTGGTATGCACGATAGAGTATGTAATCCAGTATGCAATTCGCATACACGTCATCCAAGCTGATAGTGGTTGTGTCGCTCGTAAAGTCGCTAATAGCGATATCAGACGGTGCTGAGCTATACACAATCTCGATAGAGTGTGTGCCGCTGGTTGCTTTTGGATACACGTAAAAATGCTTTGGATCAGCAGGATCGTAGATGTAGTGCTCGATCTTGTTGGTTCCAGCCGCAGTTTCGTGCCAGTTAGGAAGGGTCTCATCGAGGATCTTGCGATCCACCTGAGTTACTGCTCTTCCGTTTACGTTGCGAACAATCTCAATCAGGCGCAATGCAGCCGCTGGCAGTGACTGCTTGCTGCCGTTGCCGCATGCAAACGACTCATTCACCATCTTCGCGTCGGGGCGGTGCAGGACCACTTCCTTCTGAGCGTCATTGAAGAACTTCAATAGCTCTGCGTTAGGGAACCGAACGTTTGTGCTGTCCTGAAGGATGATTGAAGCGCGGTCTAGGATGTCTACTACCTTAGTCGTTGCCATCTTCAGTCTCCCACTCAATGACTTCAAAATCAGGGTTGTTTTCCCAGCCGGGAAGCGGACCAAACGTATTGCCGGTCTTTTTGTTGCGGATAGTGCGAGCTACCTTTGCAACTTCTTTCTTCTCTGGCTCGGGGTTCTTTGCTTTCTTCGAGAGACGGTCGAGCTTATCTTCGAGCACTTCCAGCGGTGACCGCCGGTCGAGCTTGACGCCGTACTTTTCCATAGCCTCTTCGAAGATTTCGTCTTTACGAGTTTTATCTGCCATCTCTCAATCCTTAAAAACTGGGGGGCTTGCGCCCCCCGGACGGTCTTAGACCTTCCACTTACCTACAGCGAGGCAATCAGGAGTGACTACAGAGGATCCGTAGACTTTCAACCCTCTGACAGCATCACCAAAAGTAGTCTCGAGGCGCACAGTTTCAGTGTTAGTGAACTGTGACGCGAACGTGATTGCCTTTGGGTGACCCGCAAGAACGTGGGTGTAAGTAGCGTCAGTACCAGAAGCTGGTGTGTGGAGGAGGTTTGACTGGTAAACAGTGAAACGATCCACCATGCCTACCTGACCGTTACGGAGAGGCGAAGTCGCGTCTCCAGTCAAGTACGCCTGACGTAGCTCAGATTGCTTCAGCATGTTGATCATCGATGGAGGGAGAACGATGTAACGACCTTCCTCTGGGATGTTCAACCCATCAAGCGCTTCAGAGATCTCGAGAATTTTGCCCAAGATGTTTGAAGCTGTGATGGTTGTCTGTGCTGTAGTTGTAGTCGCAGATCCGATGACAGAGGAAAGTACGTCTGTCTCAACGGCGATACGCATACCCTCAGCAGCATCGCTAGATGCGGCTTCGAGCATGTTGATGTCAGCTTGCGCTGCCAACACGTCATCGACCTTGAAGCTGTAGTACTTAGCCTTGTCGATCAAAAGCTCGACGGTGCCAGTGGTCAGCTCTTGAGTTGACACTGTACCGGCGTAGTCGTTGATTGTTACAGCGGGTACTGTACGAATCGTGACCTTGTCGCCTTGACCTGAGATTTCGCCCTCGTACTCGGTATTCGAGATTGCGGGCATTACAGACTGAGAATAAAACTTAGCCTGCAACAACTTGGAGAATACCTCTGGAATAAAGTTTACTTCAGAAGTAGCTCCGGTACTAAAAAATGAAAATGCCATGATTAATTCCTCACAAGAGAATTAGCGGCGAATTGCTCCCTGTTCCATTGCTTTAAGAATCTCATTTTGGTGCTTCACAAAATCTTTGTTCGGCATCCTCATGATCTCTTCAACAGTCCAGTTACGCTTTTCACCAGTAACGTTTTGGCTTCTGGCTTTCGGCATTTTGGGTTCTGCAACCGCTCGTGCCTTTTCCAGAGACCGCTCTTGCGGCGTCGGAGGTCGTAAGCCCATCTCATCTTTAAACCGACTCAATACAGCGTTCACGTCATTCGAAGAACCTTGCTCCACCCATTGATGGGTAGCTGCATCCTGCGTCTCCAGCCAGTTCATCCAGTCGGAAGTCGCAATAAGCTCATCCACGTCCGGGTGTACCGCACGGATACGGTTGAAATGCTCTTCAGCCGCACGGGCTTGTAGCTCTTCGTTTCTGTAACGCTCTTGAGCGGTCAAAGCTTCCTTGGCACTTTGTACCTCTGCTTGCGTTCGACTTAGCTCGTCAAGCAAGGGACCAGCGATGTCGGGATACTCCTCCCGGATTTGCGCTAGCTTTGCTGTGTCTCGCTCTTTCTCGGCAAGCTGACCTTTAAGCTCTGTCAGGCTCTTCAGCATGTCATCGTTTTGACGACGAAGGTCTGCCGCTTCCTGCGTTGCTTTGGTCATTCGACTCTGTGCGCCTTTCATTGCCTTCTCAGCTTTTTCCAAAGCTGACCTCAAAGTATCCACTTCGCCGCTTTCTAGTGGTTCCTCTGGTGCCTCATCCACAACGAGTTCTTCAGCCGTATCCTCAGGCTCGGGGGCTGCTTGTAGCGTCTCTTCTTCCTCAACTACTTCCGGTTGTTCCTCTACAGGAGTCGGGTTCGCTGCGTTCTGATATTGCTCCATTAACTCTTTTGCTTCGGCTTCTAATCGCGCCGGGTCATTTCTGCTCATTTTTCGGGTCCTCTAAGGATGTCCGTAACTATGTGAAATCGGATGTCCGTTTCCGGGTCCTCTCACGCTCTAAAGTGGCTTTCGCCGTTTCTTCCAGTTCAAGCATGAAACGCAACTCAAGGATGCGCCCTTGCTCATATCTGAAATCCTTTTCGTCTGCCGCTTCTAGTAGCTCTCGGGCGTTATCCAATCGGGACGCCAGGAGCTGCTGGACCTGCTGCCATTCCGGCTTCAGGGATAGCGCCAGCACCGCCTTGCTGCATTCCTGCGAGCATTTGATTTTGGAGTGCTTGCTCAGCTTGTAACCTCTCTTCACTCTTGATCACTTCATCGGGATCAATGTCTAACGTTGTTGCGATTTCCCGCAGAAACTTGTTTCGATCTATCTGAGGGGCGTCCATGGGGTTTGAAACCAGCGAGAGGAACTGAAGTAGTCGCTGGCTTTGCACTTCTTTCTGCACGAGTGCGGTGCTTCCGCGAGCTACGATACGAAGGTCGCCCTTAATATCCTCGCGGGGGTTGTATTCCATATTCCAGTGAAAGAGACCTTCAATCATTGGCTCTAACAGGAAGTCATCGATGTTCTTAATAGTTGACTTGAGCGCTACGTTCGCCGCGCCCATCAACATAGACATACCGGTCGCCGTCTTGTTTAGCGACTTGCCCGTCTCACCGTGCGTGTAGCTCGGCAGTGACGTTGTCTCATCAGCAAAACGCCTAAACAGCTCAACGATCTGGTTGAGTCCGTTCGCGTTTGCAATCGGCTGATACCAACGTACCGCTGGCATAGAGCCGTCTCCGCCCTCGCGTAGGAATACGCGCCACGGATGGATATCTGTAGGATCTTCCCCAGCAGCCAAGAGGTCGGTGTTTACTTCCAGCATGGGACCAGAGGACAGCGCAAGGTTATCGAGCCAAATACGCACGGCGGCGTTCATCGTGCTCTGAGAATCGCGCATCATGCGGGGGACGCCGATGCCCCAGAACTGATGAGGACTGCGTTCGTAGGGGAAGATATGGTACGGGATCTTGTACCCAGCAATCGGGTTCAGGATGATCTTCAAGATCTTCGAGTCGCACATCCAGACACACGCCGAGAAATCTGCGCTAAGGTCTGCACCCTCAGGCAACTCAATGCCGTGATCCTTTAACTCATAACCGTCGAGATTACCCCAATACTCAAAAACCTCAAATCGGTTGGGTTCAGAATGGTCATGGATGCCAGCAATACGACGGCGATCCCGTTCATGGTCTGCTTCGACATAGTTTCCTTTCCTGTAGTTCTTGAGCAAATAACGGACCATGTCCCCATCGAATCCGGGCAGGTCAGCCAGTGCTCTGAATTGAGTGCGCGTCAAAACGTGGCGGCGGAACAAGCCGTCGCAGTCATCCAGCGTCGTGCAGTAAGGATCTGGGTAGAGATCGAAGATCGATACCGACTCTAGCTCGGGCATTGCCTCTTCAATCATTGCCATGACATAGGTCTGGTTGCCCAGCTCGTCAATGGCTTTCTGGTAGCTTTGCTTACGATCAATGCGAACCGTGCCAGCTTTCACTGCACCGGAACCAAAGATGCAAGCCTCGAGCATTGACTGCTTGAGCTTCTGATCTGAGTCAGCTTCGATGAGCTGGTCGGCAAT